GCAACCTGCTTGCATGCTGAACCGTTTTAGGACAGGGGTTATGCGCAGGGCGTTGGTTGGGCAGACCAACTAGTTTATAGGAGCATTCCAGCACTCAGCATCTCCTGGGCAGTCACTAGGACTGACCGGCACGACGCACGTAGCGCGGACATCAACTGCAGCTTGGGGTAGAGTAGATCCACCGTCTTATCCGAAATCCGGCAGCCCCATTGGAGCCATTTGGACACACGGCGTTTGACGGTGGTCTCCTCAATACGGACGCCATCAAGGTGGAAGTCCAGCCACTTGTCTAGGACAGGGGACCGGGTGACCATCGAGTTGACAGTTTCGTGCAGGTGGTAGCGTATCTCTAGCTTGACATCGTCGCCGCCTTGGACGATGATCCGGGAGTTGAGGGTTGGCAGAGAACTCATGACGGGGAGTACATATGTCCTGGCGTCTTTCGACACCAGGGGACCTTTGAAAGGCTCCCCGAGTACCATACAAGAGTTCTGCAGATCTGCCAGGGTTTTCTCCTGGATCGTGCTTAGCAGGGTGCCCTCAGCACCAAATCCGGGCGGGACCTGGTGGGGCGCCAAGCACATCTTGACAGCGAGCTTCTTTTGCGCATATGTAACTGTACCGATCTCCATACCCGAAGAATCTAGTCCCATGCCCCCCTGTTCTTGGGGGAGGTACCAGTTTAGTCCAGAGTAGGGATCAAGCACAGTGGCGTCTTTCATTTGACGCATCCACAGCTTGTTGACCATAGGCCAGTCACTGGGGGGTACACTTGCACGTAAATCAGCCTGCACGCAGACAAGCACTTTCCTCATATCCGACGACAGCACATCCAGGCCGTTGAACCGCTTGATCTGATTGCGCATACGCACAAAGTCAGGCAGGAACGCGCCCCACCAGGGGCGCTCACACTTGTTGACCTCATAGCCCCCCAGAGGGTGGACGTGGGTGCCAGGTGTGTACAGCTCGGAGTTAACCGTGAAGAAGTCGGGTGAGAGGTAGTTTTTGCCAACCGAGAGCTTAAACCCATAACCGGGCAGCGCATCGCGCCAGGCCTGGTATAGGGTAGGGTCTGCCTTGAACAGAATGTCGTCGCCGTTGATCAGCACCGGCAGACTGTCCAAGTCAGATCGCTCAAGGTAGCCACGCTTTGTGGCCATAGTCAGTAGCTCAGACACGGGATTGGGTCCATGTTCTCTTCCATGCGTCTCCTGCGCGCATAGGTAACCAGCGAGATTGATGATGCACAGGATGGGGAATGACAGGATGTTGCCCATCAATTGACCATTAGCCTGCACGGTATCAGGTGGTAGGGGGACAGACTCAAGCAATGCATCCGGAACCTTTTTCTTGAACCCGTCTAATGTCTTTCCGTAGAGCAGGTTGGCCTTTGTGAGACCGGTTAGCAAACGTTGGGACAATAGGGGGTCTAGAGCCAGGGGACGCGTCAACTCCTCATAGGCTGCACGGGTCGCGTTAAGGTTAACGCGGTCCGTGGCCGCAGAGAAATCTCCACTGACGAACGGGGTGTCGTCAAAGCGGAAGGTCTCTGCAACTGTGGTGGCAACATCCTTGCCACCTATCAGCTGAAACGGTTTCAACTGCCGCATGGTCGAGTGCCAGCTCTTTTGAAGCGTGGAACCGACAGCGGTCATTGGTCCGTCTGCGAGGGTGATGGTGCGAATCTTGAAGGGCTCCTGCAGCGCGACGATTGAGACATCAGGTGTGAAGTCCCATTCGTGCGGGCAGAATTGGTAGGGGATCTCGCGGATCTCCCGGACACCAGTCCAGGGAGTATAGAACATGTGGGTCAGCTCAAGGGCACAGCAACCACCGAGGGCGGTGTACTGCGCGGACCTCGTCCCTTCCATTGTCCTCCAGCGGCGGGCCTCGACGTCGAACGTCTTGACCCACCCTGCTGAGGAGGACAGCTTGGGGCGCGGTAAGGTCTTGAGTGTAGTGGCGGGTGTCGGGTAGCACAGGCGGGTGATGGAGTGGGCGACGAGACGCACAAGACGTTCGTGCCGAGCAGGCAAGGGACCGGGCGGTTGCCCCAGGAGATCAGCATGATCCCTGAGACTAGCCCCTACCTTGTCAACCCACATCGCTGGCATCATAGCCTTGATCCCCAAGAAGGACCAGGCTAGGCGCCGAGAGCGGTGGGTCGGTGTCTTGGATTTTGTCTGTTCATACAGACGAGTCCGCAACGCCTGCAGGACAGGTCCGGAGACCTTCGCACACAGGAACAGCGCTGCTAGTGGTGTTGTCCCACTTGGTATCCAGTCCGGCATGGGGGGAATCTCACGGTAGAGCAGGGTGCCCTCTGTAGAGACGCCAGATTGTTCAGCCATTGGCATTGCAGTAGCCCATTTAGCCAGGGGGACGAAATCCCCACTTAGCCATAGGCAACGCCAGTACCGTAGTAAGCGCTCGGGGTCTGTATGCGTGTGAGCCAGCCGGTGTGTTTGGAAGAATATCCCAAACGCCCGGAACGATTCACTCGCATTCAAAACAGCCTCATCGAGCGCCCACTCTCCAACGTCGTCTCCAAGAGACCGATAATGGAGGAACTTCTTGCATGCGCGGTCTGCGACTACCCCCCCAACGGCGGGGACGTCCGACCATGCCTGGGATGTGGGCTGCTGTAAAGCATCCGACAAACCAAACATAACCCTAAGCTTGTTTTTT